AAAAACGGCTAAAGCGGCGGCACAAAAAGTTTTTGCAAGAGCATTAACTAAAATAGATTTTGAACTAATGATGGAAAAATTAAATATATTTGTAGAAATACACAGCGATACAAAAAAAGAGTTTATTCCTCATGCTAGTACATGGTTAAATCAGGAACGTTGGAACGATGAATACGAACAGCCAAAAAATAATTTAGATTTACAAAAAACAGTATTAAGTGAGATGTTAAATGCGAAATAGCGAACTAAAAGAAAAAATGCTTAACCTTCTTGGTAGATTAAACGCACCCAGAGCGGTGCAGGGTAATAATGAAAGTATGAAAAACGAAGCAGAATTTTTATGCGATAAAATTATAAAACTTGCACCAAGTAAAGCTTACACTGATTGGTTTAAGGATTTTGAAGAAACTTTATTAAGTAATTTAGAAACTAGAACATGGCCAACAGCAAAAGAAATAAGTAAAGCGGCTAAAGAAATAGCACCGAAAAGGCAAGAGTTTAGAGAGTTACCACCAGAAAAATATCAACCTAATGATTTGAAAATAAACGCAAATAGAATTAATAATGGTGAGCCAGTAGCAGAAAGTTATATCATGGGTCAGTTAGCCGACCAAATGGTTCGAGCAGGTCTTGTTGCAGAAAAACAACTAGAGCCATATAAAGAATACTTGAAACGTATGAAAAATGATTAAATTATGTTACACAGGTCGTGAGGTTTCAAACTCCTCCCTGTTTGAATTAGGTTCGCTTATTACTGCTTTTTTACGAACTAATAAACCTCACCAACTTCCCTCGCCTTGCGCGGGGGATTTTTTTTGCTATAATAAATAAATAAATGAAAGGGCGCACCCATGAGTAATGGACGGTCTTGGCCTGCTGATAAGGTAGAGCGAAGAGACATCAAAACGCTAATACCTTATGCACGAAACAGTCGCACCCATAGCGATGAGCAAATAACACAAATAGCGGCTAGTATAAAAGAGTGGGGTTTCACTAACCCTATTTTGGTCGATACAGATAACGAAATAATAGCAGGACACGGTAGGCTCTTAGCGGCAAAAAAGCTTAATTTACAAGAGGTTCCGTGTATTTTAGCCGACGGTTGGTCTGAAGCACAGAAAAAAGCTTATGTAATAGCAGATAATAAACTAGCTCTCAATGCAGGATGGGACATAGATATGTTATCTATAGAGTTTTCAGAGCTTAAAGATTTAGATTTTGACTTAGGTTTAACAGGCTTTGATGCGGACGAGTTAGCTAAATTACTTCAAGAGCCTGAGAAAGAAGGGCTTACTGATGCAGATGATATACCTGAAGCTCCTGAAAAACCTATTACTGTAGAGGGTGACGTTTGGGTTTTAGGTAATCATAGACTGATGTGTGGCGATAGCACTGACTTTGATTCGGTTGAAAAGCTACTGCAAAATAAAAAAGCTAATATGTGTTTTACAGATCCACCCTACTTGATGGACTTTACTGGTGGTATTCACGCTGACGGTAGTAAATCATTCAATGCTTCTCACGGTAGTATAAAAAATGATAAAATGTCAAAAAAAGATGGCGAGGTTTTTTTAGATTCTATTAACACTGTTATTAAAGAATATGTGGACGGTGCTTTTTATATAACCTTTTATAGATTAGGAATAGACGGTTATTATGCTAGTTTAGATAGAGTTGGTCTACGGTGCAGGTCTTTAATTATATGGGACAAAGGGAACCATACTCTAAGCAACAGTGATTATATGAGTATGTATGAACCTATATTCTATGGTTGGGTGAATAATCACAAGTTTTACGGTGGCAAAAACGGTATGGATATTTGGAGAATAGACCGTACTAAAAAAAATGACTTACACCCTACAATGAAACCAGTGGACTTATGCATAAAAGCTATTAACGACGGTTCTCAGGTAAACGGTTTAGTTTTAGATTTGTTTGGTGGTTCAGGGTCAACACTTATAGCGTGTGAAAAAGTTAATAGAGAATGTAGGGTGATGGAGTTAGAGCCAAAATACTGCGATGTGATAATTAAACGTTGGCAGGACTTCACAGGGCAGGAAGCGGTAAACGAAGAAACAGGTAAAACTTATGCAGAGTCAGACTAAGTTTATGAGTATGGTGGAGGCAACTACAAATGTTGCTGTAGGATATATTATAGCTACGGCGGCAACTTATGTTATACTCCCTTTACACGGTTATAAAGTAACTACTTATGATGCGCTGTCTATTTCACTAGCTTTTACTTTTATATCGTTAGCACGATCTTATATACTAAGAAGGTTTTTCAATAGGTTATAAAATGTCTGAAAAAAACAAAGGCGGCAGGCCAAAAATAGTTTTATCAGAAGAACAACGAAAAGAACTTGAAACGCTGGCCGCTGTACTGAGTACAGAACAAATAGCAGATTACTTTGGTATAAGTAGGCGTGTATTCTTTGATATTATAGACAGAGATGAAGAGGTTTCTGCACTATATAAAAAGGGTAAGGCAAAAGCTGTTGGTTTTGTTGCACAAAATTTAATTCAAAAAGCTAGGTCTGGTGATTTAGGCGCACAAATATTTTATTTAAAAACACAGGCAGGGTGGAAAGAAACGCAAAGAGTTGAGGGTGCGGGGAACGTAGGAGAGCATATAGTTGCCTATAAATGGTTAGACGATGACGACGAGGACGATTAATTATAGGCCGAGAAAGCTTGTTAAAAGTTTTCATAAGCGTAAAGAAAGATTTGCCGTTATTGTTGCTCACCGTAGATTTGGTAAAACGGTTGCAGCTATAAATGATTTAATTAGAACGGCATTAACTACAGAGCGTAGTAAAGTTCGCGTTGCTTATATCGCACCATATTACCGTCAAGCTAAAGCGATAGCGTGGGATTATTTATTAGAATACACGCAGGATATAGAGGGCGTTTCTTATAACGTGGCAGAACTAAGGGCTGACTTTCCTAACGGTGCTAGGTTCAGATTATTTGGCGCAGATAACTACGACGCCATGCGAGGTTTATATTTTGATTCTGTTGTATTAGACGAACCTGCCGACTTTCCTGCAAATGCTTGGCCTACTGTTATTAGACCTTCGTTAGCTGACCGAAAAGGAAAAGCGACTTTCATCGGCACTCCAAAAGGTAAAAATGAATTTTGGGAAATATATAACAATGCGCAAAACAATGATAAATGGTTCTGTGCAATGTATAAAGCTGACGAAACGGACATACTTGAGAAAGAAGAATTAGAGGAAGCTAAATTAACAATGGGCGAAGATAGGTTTGCTCAAGAGTTTCTTTGCAGTTTTGAGGCAGCTATACAAGGCGCTTACTACGCTCAAGAAATGAAAACAGCTAAAGAAGAAGAAAGAATAACCAGTGTACCCTACGACCCTGCAGCGTCAGTAATAACAAGTTTTGATTTAGGTATAGGCGATAGTACTGCTATTTGGTTTGCACAGTTTGTAGGACAAGAAATACACTTGATTGATTATTACGAAAATAGTGGGGTAGGTTTAGACCACTATGCTAAAGTTTTACATGAAAAAGGTTATCATTACGAAGCACACATTTTACCACACGATGTAAGGGTAAAAGAATTAGGAACAGGCAAAAGTCGTTTAGAAACTTTAGATAATTTAGGTATACGAAATATTGAAATAGCACCGAGGCTTAGTGTAGATGATGGCATACAAGCTTCTAGATCCATGTTAAATAGATGTTGGTTCGACGCTAAAAAGTGTGAAAGAGGTATAGAAGCTTTATTGCAGTATAGAAGAGAGTTTGATGAAAAGCTTAAATCGTGGCGTGGCAGACCATTGCATGATTGGACATCTCACGGCGCAGACAGCTTTAGATATTTATCTGTTGGGTATAGGCCGACTATGGATTGGGGTGAACCTATAAAACGTAATTTAAAAGGGATAGCGTAACTTGAAATAATGTGTTATAGAAGCTTCAAATAGGAGGGTTGCCTTGAAAAAGCCAAAGAAAAAACCTGTTTGGGAAACTAAAAACCCAAAACCTAAAAACAAACGTGGCAAAATGACCGCTGCGCAAAAGGCAAAAGCTAAAAAAACAGCTAAAGCCGCAGGCCGACCCTACCCTAATATGGTTGACAATCTTCGCGCAATGAAAAAAAATAGAAGGAAAAAGTGATGCCCTACGGTAAGAAACGAAAAGGCAAGAAAAAATAGTGGCTAAAGACCCACGACTAAAACGAGCAGGAGTTAGCGGATACAACAAGCCAAAGCGTACCCCTAGCCACCCTAAAAAATCCCACATAGTTGTTGCAAAAGAAGGTAGTAAAATAAAAACTATCCGCTTTGGTCAACAAGGCAAAACTGGTGATAAAACCATGACAAAGAGAGCTAAGTCATTTAAGGCACGTCATGCAAAAAATATTGCAAAAGGCAAAATGTCTGCAGCATATTGGGCTAATAAAGTTAAGTGGTGAAATAGATGGCACTTACAACGTACGATGAACTAAAAACAAGTGTAGCAGATTTTTTAAACCGTGATGATTTAACTTCTGTGATACCAGATTTTATAACATTAGCAGAAACAGCTATGAATAGATCTATAAGGCATTGGCGTATGGAAAAACGTGCTAACGCCATAGCAGACACGCAGTATACTGCACTGCCGACCGATTATCTGCAAATGATTAGATTATCAATTATAGATAGCACAACGTCTACGATAGAAAATGTAGGACAGTTTGAAATAAGCAAATTGCGTATGCAAAATAATAATACGTTAGGTAAGCCAGTAAATTTTACTATTTTAGATGGGTCGATAGAACTTAACCCAACGCCAGATACCTCTTATGACGTACAGCTTTTATATTATGGAACTATTCCACCATTGAATGCACAAACATCCAGTAATTGGTTGCTGCAATATTACCCAGATGCATATTTATACGGTTCACTGTTACATTCTGCACCATATTTGCAAGATGATGCTAGAACAACTATTTGGGCTTCATTGTATAAATCGGCAATTGATGCTATTAATTTAGACAGTGAATATGCTAAGACTAGCGGCTCTGGTGGTCGCATTAAAATAAGGAGTTACTAATGGCAAGTATAGCAGACAGAGTGCTTGATAACGGACTGACGGTACTCGACACAGAGGCCAACAGATTCGACATAACAAGCCAAGAAGCAACAACATATGCAGAGGCCACATCAACATATACTTTAGGCAATACAACCAGCATAAGTATAGGTTCACCAGCCGACAGGACGGGCGGAGGACGCAAGGTCACTTTGGCGGCAATCAGCGATGCTTCTGTGACAGGCACAGGAACGGCAACACATTTTGCAATTACAGATACCTCAAACAGTAGATTATTGGTGACAGGCGCATTAAACGCTTCTCAGTCTGTTAACAGTGGTAACTTATTTGATATATCTGCGTTAGATATAGGCATACCAGATCCGAGCTAGTAGATGGTAAAAGTAGCAGACAGAGTAAAGGTCACAACGACTACGACAGGCACAGGCACGATTACGTTGGGCAATGCTGTTACTGGTTTTAGGACTTTTGCAAATGGCGGTGTAAGTGATGGTGACAGTGTGCGTTACGTTATTGAAAGCGGAAACGACTACGAGATAGGCACTGGCACATATACGCATAGCGGCACAACTCTAAGCAGAACATTAACATCTAGCTCTACTGGTTCGCTTTTAAATCTTTCTGGTACATCAACAGTTTTTATTACACTGGCGGCAGACGACTTTGATGCGCGTGCGGCTGTTCCAGTAGCTATGGCGATTGCGTTAGGATAGAAAATGGCAAACACGTTCAAAAGAAAACTTAGCAGAAACATAGGAACATCTGCGGCTGCTATAGGTAGTTATACGGTTCCAGCTTCTACGCAAACAACTGTAATTGGCCTTACTTGCTCTAACAGCACGACAACAGCCATCACAGTAGATGTGGCGCTTAATGATGGGTCTAATGATCACTTTATGGTTAAGACTGCAACAGTGCCTAGTGGTGGTTCTCTGGTCGTAGTTGGTGGTGATCAAAAAGTAGTTATGGAAACGGGTGACAGCGTAAAAGTTACGTCCAGCGCAGCGTCATCTTGTGATGTTATTATGAGCATTTTGGAGATTACCTAATGGGTAAGTCTAAAGATTTAGCTACACTTAAAGATAGTGGCTTAACTGTAAGTAACGGTGGCTTAACTGTTAGAGGTGCTAATGGTCAAATATTAAATGTAGGATCTAGTAGTTCTGGTGGTACTGATTTATCTGTTTATGTTGATTCTAATGAGGTAAGCTTTAGAGTAGACCCCGATAATAATGAGTCCAGCAGTGTCATGACTTTTGACGTAGATGGTTCAGAAAAAATGAGGGTAACAGATGCAGGAAAATTAGGAGTAGGAAACACT